GGAGGATGAGCACCACAGGGAATCCGATGGAGAATCCGAGGATGAGCCCGAGGATGAGCATCCTCACTCCTCCTCACCCACCTCTCCGGTGTAGGTGATCTCCGATCCCTCGAGCTCGAGCTCGAGGGAGGAGGCGGCCACACGGATCTCCACCTCCGGAGAGCATCCGGCCTCGAGCTCGATGGTGATCCCGGTGATGTTCATGGTGAGGAGATCCCGGCCATCGAGTGTGAGCTCGATCACCGATGGGCTCTCCCATTTGAGGGAGAGGTGTTGGCTCATGGTGTGGCCTCTCCCCTCCACGGTGGGTCGGGAAACATCTCCACATCGGATGGCCACTCGAGGGAGATCCGGTGATCCCCTCCATGAGCTCTCGGCCTCTGGCATGAGAACCGAACATCATCGGCTCCCTCGAGGGCCAGGGCCGGAGAGGTGGCTCCACATACTCGATCGATCACGATCGGTGGCGGTGTTGGTTTGGTCGGCATCATCACTCCTCGAGCTCGAGCTCCATTTGGTTACCACCGGGCCTCGAGCTCTTGGAGCTCCGGTGATAGATCTTCACGGTGAGCTCTCCTAATTGGATGTCCTCACCACATCGAGGGCATCCGGCCGTGATCCGGGCCTCCCAATCGGGAGGGCTCACCACCCGATCATCGAGCCTCTCACACCGGGCGTGAATCCATTGGCCGGGCCCATTGCGTTTCGAGCTCACCGGAGAGGGTTCTCCACCTCACCCTCATCGAGCTCTTGGAACTCCTCGGCCTCCGGGAGCGTCGGGATTTGGATGAGGATCTCCACCATCCCCTCGAGCTCAGAGTCCTCGGTGTGTTCATGGTCGATCCGGATGGCCCCTCGAGAGATGAGGTTCGATCGGAGCCAATCCTCGGTGAACGCTCCGAGCTCATCGGACAGTGAGCACACCCACGGCTCCTCATCATTCTCGAGGCGGTGGGTTTGGGCGGCCTCGAGCACCTCCTCGATGGCGTATTTGGCCCACCGTGGAGGGACGGCCTCGATCTCATTGGGATCACCCTCGATGGGCTCCGGGAAATACCAACCACACGAACATCGAGCCCGATTCCGGCCATTGGCCAAATCGAGCATCACATGGTGTCTCATCTTGAGGATCTCCATTCCTCGAGCCTCTCCACTCCGAGAGGCGGGAGCGAGATTCTATATCGAGAGCTCGAGGAGGGCCAGGAATGTTGAGAGGGCCCCTCGATGTGAGAGGCCCTCTCGATGGAGATCCCCACACCCTCCCGAGGGAGAGTGGGAAACATCTTGGATGCTAATCCGGGATCTCCGGTGGAGAGCGTCCTATTCTCTCCGGCTCCTAATGAACTCGAGCACCATAACACCTCCACCTCCCTCACCTCGGCAACATTTCCGGGCCGATGGTGTTCCCAAGACGACATACCAGAAACGCACGGCCGAGGTGGTGGCGGCCCATCGAGGGCTCACACCGTATCGGTGTGAGATTTGCCGATTCTGGCATATCGGGAATCCATCGTGAGATGAGCTACCGGCGTGAGCCGATGACATCGAATCCGGACGGCTCCTAGAGGTGGGTGACACCAAACGATCGAACGGGATTCCCCTCACCACCGTAACGCACAGCCTTATGAGGCGATGGCCCGGAGGGTGAGCTCCTCGAGCAGAGGAGGGAGAGAGCGTTGGCCACGATACAGCCGGGTGTCTCGAGGAGAGAGATCTCCTCGATGGCGTGAGAGCCTATCCGTTACCGAATCCCTCACTCCCCACTCAGAGTGAACCAAAGGCTCGAACCAATCCCGGAGAGAGTTATGGGAGGGCCCTATGGCCAAATGAGAGAGGGCCTCGAGGAGTGGGGCAACCTCGGAGGAGTGGGGCACCCTCGAGGTTGGGGATGGCCCCTCGAGGCCCTCGAGCTCGAGGATAGGCCAGGGAGTGGCTCCGGCCATCCTCGAGGATTCGATTTGCGGCCCGTTTTCCCGGGCTCGGGCACTAGGAGGCCCGGGATTATGAGGGATTCGGGATGAGATAGGCCAGGAGCGTTACCGTGGCTCCCTCGATCCCCACCGGGATCTCGAGCTCCGGCCAAATGACTTGGGCCACCCATAGGAGCAGAGCTCCGGCGGCGGCGGCCACGATTTTCCTCTCGGGTTTCCAATCTTCCATGATCGATCCTCTCTCTAGATGACTTTGGCCCGGGCGAGGAACACCATGAGCTCCTCTTTGTCGAGCTCATCTTTCGGGTGGGTGTCGGCTCCCAGGAGCCCGGCCTCATAGGCTCGAGTCCATGAGGCTTGAGCCCATGAGCTCACCTCACTCCAATTCGGCTCCCCATTGGGCCCGGTGTCGGCCGGTGGTGCCATTGTGATCCTCCATTCTTTGGTTTGATTGTCGGCGGCGGCCAGGGTGGAGAGGTGGCCATGATTCCCATGAGGGCTCGGCCCGGTGTATGGGCCCCACTCCCACGGTGCCCTCGAGGTGGTGGCATAGCTTGAGAACATCCGGGCCTCATGGATGGCATATTTGAGCCTTGAATCTTTCGAGATCCGGATGGCCTCGAGGATCTCCCACACATCATCCTCGGTGTTCTCCCCGAAATCGAGGGCTCTCACGGTGCCGGGCCCGGTGTGAGGTGTCGGCCGGTGGTCGGAGCTCGGGTTGGCCTTATCGTGAGCTTGGGAGGCCACGGTGCCATCGGTTGGATGGCCCTCCGGGTGGAGCTCCTCGATTTGGCGGCCGAGCACTACTAGAGCCGGAGCCAACACCCAATGGCGGCCCTCCCAATTCAATCCAGAAATCCGGAATCTTCCCATCTCAAATCCTCTCTCTCATTGGTGTTGGAGGAGAGCCACAAGGATCTCCCCTCCGGTGAGGGCCAGGAGCCCGGCAATAGTCCACCTCATTTTGTCCACGGTGGCCTCCAATTGGGCGATCCGGAAATGGAGGAGCTCCATCTCATCCACTCCCCACCTCCCACCTCGAGGGCCTCCAATATCGTTTCCGGATCACCCGGCCGAGCTCACCCACATTCCAAGCCACCGGGCTCGAGCTCACCCACCCTCTCACAGCCTCCGGGAATCCCCGATGGGCAGAGTGTTTCACATCGGCCACCGGCTCGAGCTCGAGCCCGGCACCGTATAGGGCCCGGAAATGGCCTCTCTCGAGGAGGGGATATTCGGCCCACACCCTCGAGGTGATGGCCTTGAGCCGGAGTTTCTCGAGAGGGATCGGGAGGTGGAGATCGGCACACATCGGATCATCGAATCCCCACTCGAGGAGGATCTCGAATTGGGTGATGAGCCCGAGCACAAATGCTCGGTGCTCGGCCGATCCGATCCCAGGGTGGAGCCTCTCGATGTGCTCCCTCATTGGGAGCTCCCGGGCCCACACCGGCATCGGGCCGGTGAAGTCCTCGAGGAGCATGAAATCATCGTTAAGCCAAATGAACTCCTCGGAAATGTGGCTCTCCATCACGGCCTCGAGGTTCTCTCCAATGTTGGCGAACTTGGTTCCCTCTTGAGGTGTCGGGATGAACTCCACCCGATCGGGTGAGATCTTGGGTGGGAGGTGGCCGATGATGAACACTCTCTCCACCTCTGGCCAATGTTGCTCGATCGATCGGAGAGCCCAAATGAGAGGCTCGGGCCCGGCTCGAGTCCCGGGCCGGATCGGGAACGCAATATCAACCATGAGCCTCGATGAGCTCGAGGAGCTCGGCTTTGGTGGTGGAGCTCGGGATCTCGAGGCCCAGGGCTCGAGCGGCGGCGATGAGCTCGGGTTTGCTATTGGCCATCGAGAGCCTCTCCGAGCTCGAGCTCGAGGGCCGGGCCGGTGGTGGGAGGAGATCTCTCTCCTCAAACATGAGGCGGCCTCCGATCACATTCCCCAGGGAGCCCGGAGATAGTCCTCTCTGGCGTGAGATCTTCATTTGGTCGGTGGTGAGGCCCACCAATCGGGCGGCCTCCTCGAGCGTGATTAGAGCCATCTTTCCTCCTATGTCTTGATGATGTAGTTGACGGCCACGAATGGTGGATTAGCGGTGCCGGTGTCGGCGGTTCCGGATGCTCCGGTGGCGGCGGTGCCGGATGCTCCGGTGGCGGCGGTGCCGGAGGCGGCGGTGTCTCCGGGATCGGTGGCTCCGGTGGCTCCGGTGCCGGAGGCTCCGGTGGCGGCGGTTCCGGAGGCGGCGGTGGCTCCGGAATCCACGGCGTGTTGGTGGGTGCCACCCGAGCCGGTGGTGCCGGAAACGGAGTGGGTGTGGGTGGTGGAGGCTCCGGAGAACACCGATCCGTTATTCCACTCGGCACTAGTGGAGCTCGGGCCTCCGGAGGTGTCGGAGAATGAGTGGGTGTGGTTGGGCTCGGTGTCAGTGTCGAGAGTCCCGGGCCCGTGGGTGTGGCTCGGCCCGGTGTGGGTGTGGCTCGGCCCGGTGTGAGTGTGGGTGCCCATCGTGTGGATGTGGGAGGGCCCGGTGTGGGTGTGGCTCGGCCCGGTGTGGGTGTGGGAGGGCCCGGTGTGGGTGTGGTCGATCGAGCCTCCGGTGGCTCCTCGAGTGGAGCCGGTGCCGGAAACGGCCACACCGAGAGGGAACGCTCCTCGGAGATCCGGGATGTTGAATGTGGTGGAGCCATCACCGTTTCCGAAAGCGGTTCCGATGGCCACGAACAGCCGGGCATATGTGGCTCGGGAGATCTCGGCCCCATTGGCCACTAACCATCCTGGCGGTGCCGAGCTCCCGGCAAACGGTGAGAGGGTTCCGGTGGGAACGAATGTCCTCCATGATCCATCGAAGAACACCGAGAGATCTCCGGTGTCCTCGAGGAATGAGAGATCCCCATCTCCGGGTGTCGGGCTCTCCGAGGTTCGGGTGCTCTCATCGTCATAGCGTTGGATGGTTCGATCCCGGATGGCGTTTCCCCACCCATCCTCGATCACCTCGGAGGCGATCACATCGGCAATCTCTGGCATGGTCTTTCCTCTCTTATGAGCTCTCGAGGGTGGAGGCTAGGGAATCATCGAGCTTGAAAGTGGCCACCCAATCATCGGCGGTGATCGTGTGGGAGATCCCCATGATTTGGGTGGCTCTCTCGAGCTCCCATCCCCAGGGTGGAGCCACCCGGATTTGGATGAGATCCCCATATTGGGAATCCCAGAGGAGCCGATTGAGATCCTCATTTCCGGGATCTTCATTTCCGGAGATCGTCACCTCATCCACCCGGAGGCGGAGATCCTTATTGGCGGCCAAATATCTTTCGGCCAACCACAGCACCTCGGCATCGTCATTGTTATCGAAATCCATCCTCTGATATGAACGGATCTCATCGATGATGTTTTGGGAGAGAGTGTCCTCCACCATTTGGATCGAGCTCCCGGTTCGGGCGAATAGAACTTGGTTGGTGATGCGTTGGATCTCCCATGAGGTTTTCCAATCGAGCACATGGGCGGATTGGGTGTCGATCGGGATGTCCTCATATCCGAGATACCCTTGAATGTTCACGGATCGGGTGTCGGTGATGAGCCAATCTCGGGCCCGGAACACGGCGAGGCCATCCCTCGAGCAGAAGAATGCTCCTCCCTCGGAATCGGCGGCGTTTCCACACTCCTCGAGGGTGGTTTGGGCCAGGAATGAGCTCATCATCGTGTGGGTGCCGGATTGGATGTCTCGAGCTCCGGCATCCCACCCGAGCCGATCGAGAGCGGCCTCCACCCGATCGGAGGTGGATTGAACTCCGGTGGGTGTGTCGAGGGCCGGAGGATCGAACGCTCCCCAAACTCCCATGAAATCGGTGGCGGTGATCCGGGCCCGGATGTCGAATCCGGCTCCGGAGAATTGGTCATTAGAGGCATCGATCCGGCCGGTGAACAGAGGCACCTTGACCAGAGGAGCGGTGAGATCCGGGATGGCCACCACCCTCACCCGGCGGCCGGGCCGAAACGGGATGAGCCACGGAACAGCCACACCACTCTCGGGAGTGAAGATCCCGGAGGTGTTGTCCACCTCGAGGGAGAGGGTGGCGGCGGTGAACCGTTGGCCCCACCTCTCGGCCCCTCCCGAGATGTTCACACCGAGCACATAGGCGGTGATGTCGAACCATGAGGCATCGGAGCCTCCCCACACTCCGATCGACCAGAGGCCCACATCCCACAGGGCTCCCACCTCTCCCTCGAGGCCGGTGTCCAATTCCACCCGGACGGCAATCGGCCCTCCGAATGTGGAGAGAGGATTCCCGAGCTCGGGGATCGGGATCATTAGTAGTAGAGCTCCACTAGGGCTCCGGCGGAGCTCGAGGCGGCCAGGATGATGAACATCACGGCGGCATATGGCGGCCGGTTCTCATGGGCCCCTCCACCTCCGGAGCTCCCGGTGGCTCCGGTGCCATCGGCTCCGGTGTTGAATTGGGCGATGTCCACGGTGTGAGTGTGGGAGGCGGATTGGGTGCCGGTGCTCCCGGTGATGGTTCCGGCTTGGGTGGAGTGGGAGGATTGGTTGATCGATCGGGCGTAGGAGTCGGCATCCGAGCCGGAGTGGGTGTGGCCGGTGCTCCCGGTGGTTTGGCCCACCGGGAAAGTGAGGGATGTTCCGGAGTGGGAGTGGGAGGCCGATTGGGCTCCGGTGACGGTGCTCGGCGGATTCACGGTGTGGGTGTGGGAGGGCCCGGTGTGGGTGTGGCCAGGGATCTCGGAGGTGGCCAGGGTGACGGTGGCGGCCCCTCCGGTGGCGGCGATGGCGTATGTGTTCCCGGCTCCGGTGAGGAATCGATCCTCGAGGTTGGGGAGGTTGAATGTGGTGGAGCCATCACCCACTCCCCACACGGTGCCGATCACACCGAACAGATCGGCATATGTGGCTCGGCTCACGGCGGAGCCATCACATGGGAGCCACCCGGCCGGCGGAGTGGCGGCGGCGTAGGGCATGATTGAGCCGGTGGGCACTCCTCCCACCGAGGCGGCCCCAGGGCTCACCGTGATCTCATAATCATCCGGGAGATCTCGAGCCAAGATCCACTCCTCGAGGGCCCCATTCCTCACCCGGATTGCTCGGAGGCCCGGCCAATCGGCTTTGGTGAAATCATCGGTGGTCGGGAACTCGAGCTCCCCACCGAACATGAGCCCGAAGTAAACAGGATCACCGATGATTTCATTCTCATAAATGGCTCTCATCCGGCCCTCACCGAGATCGGGATGGCCCCATTAACTTTCTCATAGCGTTGGAGCACCTCCACGATCCCTCTCCCGATGGCGTATGGGTCGGTGCCGAGCCCGGCGTGAACCGTCACATTCACGATCGTTTGGGTGCCAGAGGAGGCCCCTCGAGGGAGCACCCTCTCCCCACTCTCGAGGAGGGCCAATCCCTCTCGAGCTCCTCCGGGAGCTTGGAACACTCCTCCGGAGTGGAGCCTCGGGATGTTCGGAGTGTTGAGTGTGAGGGCGATCGATTTCCCTCCGATCCCGGGCACCCAGGATGGGAAAGACACCGGGCCGATCTTGAGGGAGAGCCCATTCCATTTGTCGATCACCCAATTAATGGCACTCTTGAAAGCGGTCTTGATCCCATCCCACATCCCGGAAACGGCCGAGCCGATCCGGCCAGGGAGAGAGGTAAACCATGAGATCACACCATCCCATGCCCTCTTGATGAAGTCGATGAGAGCTTTCACACCATCCCGGATCTTGTCCCAATGTTTGATGATGAGCCCGGGCAGAGTCCAATTGAGAAAGAGATTGGTGACGAATTGAACGGCGGCCGAGATGGCCGATTTGATCCAATCCCAAGTGGCTTTGGCGGCGGCCTTGATGGCCTCCCAAACTTTGGTGAGGAATGCGGAGATCTTGTCCCAATTGTTGATGATCAGCATCACCAGAGCGACGGTGGCGGCGATGAGGAGCACCCAGGGATTGGCACTCATTAGGAGGGAGAGAGCCTTGAACGCTTTACCTACCACACCGAAAGCGGTGACGAGTTTCGAGGCGATGAGG